ATGAATTACATGCCACATTCAAACAGTAATCACGGGTTTGCGATTATCGATAACGACGGAAATGTTAAAAATTATTTAATTGAGAACGGGCTTGTATTGCAATGATGAACAAAGATTTTTTTGCGTGTGTTTTATGGGCTTTACTTATGCTTTTGATAGGCTTAAGTTTTGGGCATTCATGCAATAAAGGAACTGCAATCGAAAGTGATACAAACTTAGTGACAAGAATAACTGAACGCCCCGTGTATATTAAAGATACAATAAAAGTAAAAAGCGTACAATTAAAATACAAAGATTATTTTCATACCGATACACTCGATATTCCATGTAATGATACAAATTTTATAGCTCAAGCGGATAGCGTAATAACGTCCACAAATGATACCATAAACATGGCGTTCAATTACACAAACCGAAGGGGCTATTTTTCTTTAGTATATAGACCTCGTCCAGATTCAATACAAGTGCAAACAATCACAATACCAATTGAAGCAAAACAAAACTACGGTTTTTTAGTTGGTACGTTTGGGCTTGGTTTGGTTTTGGGTGTTGTTGCTGGAGCTAAAAAATAATGCCAAACAAAAATAATCCTGGACGCCCTGAAAATTTCAAAGGGCAAAACTTTAGAACAAATCCAGAACGGATCAACAAAAAGGGACGCCCAAAATTGCCGGTTTTGCAAGAAGAAATGGCGAAGTTATTAAGCGATGAAAAAGACGGCATAAATGCCTTGTCACTTATTTTGCAAATCTTAAGACGTGAAGCTACAAAAGGTAATATCCGTGCAATCGAACTTTTGCTCAAACGTGCTTATCCAGAAAGCAAACATCATGATGACGAACCGAAGGCAAGACTCGAACTAGTTTGGGGCACGCCAAATGCAAATAAGGATTGAGCCTCATGCAAAGCAACTTGAGATCATTAATAATCGGAATCGGTTTAACGTTATTAGGTGTGGCCGTCGCTTTGGTAAGTCTTACCTCGCTTTTGCTTTGGCCCTTGAAAAGATGCTGGCAGTTGACGGCGCAATGGTTTTATACACGGCGCCAAGTTACACGGAACTCAAAGGGCGTCAAAACGAAGCAAGGCAATTATTCGCACCACTTGGAGCGACTTTCAAAGACGGCGAGATTAAACTAGGTAATTCGCAATTGAACTTGGAAGGCATTTGGCGAGCGGACGGGTTGCGAGGTAATAAGTTTCATAGAGTGATTTTAGACGAATGGGCACATTGCCCAAATGCAGAAGATGCTTGGAACTTTGTCATAAGTCCGATGCTAGCAGATCACGAAGGCGATGCATATTTTTTCTCAACGCCAAAAGGCAAAAACCACTTTTATGAAGTTGACCAGAACGCAAATATTTACTCCGATTGGAAATCGTTCCATTACACAACTTATGAGGGCGGACAGATTAAAGAGTCCGAAATTGATCGCCAAAAAGAACAGATGCCGTCAATTGTTTTCGCTCAAGAATTCTTGGCTGAATATGTCGACCGTTCCGCAAGTAAAGTTAAGCGGGATTGGATCAAGCTTTCGGATAGCAAACAGTGCACGGCTTATTATATTGGTGTCGATCTTGCTATCTCACAAAAAGAAACAGCGGATTATACGGCGATCGTTACAATTGGCACAACATTACAAGGTGAGATCGTGATCGTAGATGCAAAAAGAGGGCGCTGGAGCTTTGTTGAAATAGGCTCCGAAATCATTGCAATGGAATCCAAGTGGCAAGCCCGTGTTGTTGCGGTCGAATCAAACCAAGCGCAGGCGTATATGGTGCAAGAATTAAAAAGAAATACTAGAATGAATGTTGTAGGTGTGCATTCAACACGTGACAAGATAACACGGTTTCAACCCGTCGAAGCAAGGTATGAGCAAGGGCTTGTTTACCATGTGACGCACTTAGACCCAGAATTTACGGACGAACTTTTGAGCTTTACAGGAACGCCACAAGATAGGCATGATGATTTTGTGGATGCATTAAGCCATGCATTCAATGCTATTCGCAAAACTCCGAGTATATATATATGAGCTTACTTGACGATATCAGACTAAAAATTTCAAATGCCGTTTTACCAAGTGGCAAAAGGTTACAACGCCCGTATCAATCGAGTACAGGGTTTAGACAAGTAACTTCAATGCCTACAGGAAACGAGCTTGCAATGAGTTTGCGAGGCACCGTGTTTGCTTGTTTGCAACATAGAGCGAATGCTTTAAGTGCGATCAAGTTCAATACATTCAAAGAGCACAACTTTACAAAGTCCGAGGTTGGTAATGACAATTGGGCGGCGCATTTAATTGCAAATCCTAATCCGTATTTTACACGCTCACAGGTTTTCAGTTTTATAGAAAATTGGTTATCAATTAACGGTAATGCTTTTATATGGACGCCAACAATTGGCTATAAAGTACCGCTTCAAATGTGGGTTTTGAATCCAACTCGAGTACGTGTTATAATGGGCGGTGATAATTTTATTCAAGGGTATACATATCAAAGTATTTCAGAGGGCTTAATACCAATTCCAGAAAATGAAATGATTCATTTGGCAAGAGTGCACCCTGGTGCAAGAACCGACGAAATCATAGGAATGAATATCTTTGGTGTTGGTTTGGTTTCGGCTTGTTTGGATTATGCGAATATTGATGTTGAGGTGAGTAATTACTTACATAGGCTTTTTGAAAATAACGCCGTGCCGCCTTTGATTGCAACGTTTCCAGAAAGGTTCGATCTTGAAGAATGGCATAAGCTAAAAGCGTCTTGGAATGAAGAGCTACCAGATTACAAACTGCGTGCTTTATTAGGCGGTGGCATGCAACTGCAATTGCCACCAAAAAGCGATCTTTCTGTAAACTACGATTCAGTTAGCACCGATACCCGTTCACAAATTGCGCAAGTCTTTGGCGTACCGCCTGGAATGCTTACAGGTGAATTTCAAAACAGAGCAACAGCCGAAGTGCAATTCGCAATCTTTAGACAAAACACAATTGATCCAGAAGCGATATATATTGCAGAAGAATTCACACGTCACTTTAGACGCTTTGAAGACGACATCTTAATCGAGCCTATTCCGTATGCTTATGCTGATCCAGAAATGGATATGAAAAAAGAAGAGTTTGAATTGAAGTGGGGAATCAAAACAATAAATGATTCAAGAAAAGAACGTGGCTACGATGCAATTCAAGGTGGTAATGTTGCGCTTATTGGCAACGGTTATATTCCCTTGGATAATGTAGGCATTCCGAAAGTTGCGCCTGCTTTTGCATCAAGAAGTTTTACTTTAAACAAGCGTGCAAAATTGCCAATAATAACAGCGGACAGCAAAGACGCTTTTTGGCGGGATTATGATTTGCTTACTGAAAAATCAAGTCTTAAAATCGATACCGTAGTTCAACAAATCATTCAACAATTAAAGCAAGAAACTTTGTCAAATATTGACAAGGGTTTTTTGAGCTTAGAAAATCTTGAAGTAAGTGACAAAGATTATGCAAAGTTTAATGAGCTAGTTGAAAAGGCTTGCATAAACGTGCAAAACGAATTGTTGAAAAGCTTTGATTTAGGCGAACAAGATTTAACAGGAACCGTTGGTGAACAAATTAAGAACCTTGCAAGAGAATCGTCCGAAAAAATTACTAGTAGCGTCGGTCTCATGAAGGCTGAAATTGCACAACTGATTGAAAGCAACGCTGGCTCAACAAAGCAAGAATTAAAAGAAAAGCTCCAGACAAAATTTACGCAACTTAGCGAGGGGCGTGCAAAAACAATTGCAAACACAACGTCCGCTAATGTGACAAGCGGAATGCAACATGCAGTCTACCAAGACTTAGGTTTTAAGATGATGTGGCTTACACAAAGGGACGGCCTTGTAAGACCAGCACATAGACAAGCAGACGGCGAAATGCAAGGAGCGGACGGATACTTCACCGTTGGTGGTGAAAAGACCACAAGACCACTAGGCTCGGGATTGAGTGCAGGTAATGCGGTTAATTGCAGATGTCAAATATTTCCAGTAGAAGACTAAAAAACAAGGTTATAAAATGAATATACTTAAACGTGAATTTGATCTTATTAAAAAAGATTATTACGAAAATGAAGAACAACAAGATATATATACTTTTGTTGTGAGCACTCCAGAAATAGACCGCTACGGAACGATCATAGTTCCAAGCGGAATTGATTACACTGCTTACCATAACAATCCGATCGTTTTGGCGCAACATGATTCCGACGATTGGCCAATTGGCAAATGCCTAGGCTTTTTTATGAACGGCGAAAACCTAGAAGCTACTTTGCAATTTCATAGAATTACAGAAGAGGCTTGCGAGGTTGCGGACTTGGTTGCGGCTGGTTATGTGCGTGCGGTTTCTGTCGGTATTATACCAATTGAAAGCGAAGAGCAAACAATCGACGGCAAAACAATTACCGTATATACAAAATCTGAATTAGTTGAATTCAGTGTGGTATCAATACCAGCAAATAGACAAGCATTAATAAAGAATTCAATCAAACTTAAATTAGAAACAATTTTCAACAAACTTAAAAAGGTTTACAGAATGTTAACCCCCGAACAAACACAAGCAATAACAGAAAACTTTCTGCCAATATTGCAAGACGCCGCCCTCACTTACTTACGTGACGAGCTAGGAATTGCAGAAGAAGAAGCAGCGGCAGCCGCCGAAGCTGGCACTTTAGCAGCAGCAGAAGCAATGCTATTAATATTGAACGGCAACGCCCCAGAAGTTGCACCAACAACAGCCGACGAACCAGCCGTTGAAGTTGCTCCAGAAGTTGCAACAGCTTCTTTTGAAGTACCTCAAATTAGAATAGGCAAAAAGATTGCCGCTTCGACACAAGCGCAAATCAGTCAAGGTTTGGGCATGATCCAAGACGGTTACAAAGTAATAAACAAAGCAATCATAAGCGAAGGCGCAAGGTCAATTAATATTAAGCCGTTGACAAAATTGTCAACAGACGAAATAATGAATTTAATCTAAATCAATAAAAGGAAAAAACATCAATGGAAAATTTAATAGTAACTCCAGAACAACTTAAAGAAGTTGTAAACAGAAAAGTACAAGATACTTTAAGAGCTTCAAACCCTTTGAACGTGCAAAGCAATTCAAACGGTTACGTTACAATCAAAGCAGACCACGATTCACGTCGTGATCAAGCTCGTGTAATTGCAGATTACATCTTAGCAGTTCATAAAGGACGTGAAGGCGCAGCAGACGATATTGCAAGAAAAGCAAATGAAAAATATTTGACACGTGCAAACTTCAATACTGGAACCTCTTCACAAGGTGGCGCCGCTATTCCACAATTTTGGATTGAAGAAATAATGAATTTTGCGGATCGTTTTGGATATGCAAGAGCACTTGCAAAAATCTACCCAATGCGTGGCAAAACTGAAAACCTAGTAAGCTCTGGAGCTTTCACTGGTGCCGTTGTTGCCGAAGGTTCTGGCTTAACTCTTACAGATTCAACTTCATTTTTTACAGCAACTGCAATGACAGCAAAGAAAATCGTTGCTGGTGCAATCGTTTCTGAAGAGCAATTACAAGACGCAACTCCAGCGTTCTTAGATTATGTGATCAACGGTTTAGGCCGTGCACTTGCAGAAACAGAAGATAAGCAATTCTTTAATGGCGATGGTAGTGGTGCAAACTTTACAGGCTTAACAGGCGTTTCAGGAACTACAGTTGTAAGACAAGGCGGATCGAATAGCTCTGGTAAAGATACATTTGGCGAAATCTCATGGACTGACTTGTGGAGCTTGCGCTTAGGTGTTAATTCTGGCGTCGGTGCAAATGGTTCGTTTGTTGTACCTCAATCAGTATTTGGTTTCTTAATGAAAGAAACAGGCAGTTCACGTCCAATATTTGACATGGTGCGTCCGATCGAAATTGCATCAATTGGCTTAACAGCTTTAGAAGGCAATTCTTACTTTACACCTACAGGCCGCCCAATGCACGTGGTGCCAGATTCTTTATTCCCAACAAGCGCAGCAAACACAGCAAGTGCGTTTTATGCTGATTGGAATCAGTTTACAGTTATGGGAATTCGCGAAGATGTAAGCGTAAACGAATACAAAGAATACTTTGGCGCAACTGGTCTTGGTGGTACACATCAAAAAGGTATTGAAGTTGTTGAGCGTGTTGCTTTTGCATTCCCAGCACCAAGCGCAATCGGTGTTCTTAAGACTTCAACTACTTAATAGGAATTTGATATGTTGCAAAGTGTAATTTTATTAAAACCATACGGCGGTGTTTCCGCTGGATATGAAACAGCATATCCAAAAGAGATAGCAGAGCAATTAATTAAAGAGGGCATTGCAATTGAATTACAAATTGCAAAAGCACCTAAAATTGAAATCAAAAAGGTAGGTAAATAAGATGCCATATACAAGTGCTTATCCAAAGCAATTCGTAGCATTCATGAAGTTTCTTAATATGGAAACATCTGGCGATCCAACGGCAGAGGAAACAGCCTTGTATACTTGGTTCGATGATGTATTTACAACTTGTTACGTAGAGGCTGAAAGCTATTGCGGTCAGCCTTTGCGAACAGGTACGGTATACTACCAATTTTACGCTTCTAAGTGCCAGCAGGGGCTCGAAGCGAATCACTCATGGAAGTTTGTACCGTATAACGCAAACACTTCGCTCACGGTCTTGCAATGGCGTGAGAATGAATTCGGCACGTATGCAAATTACAGCGGTTCAAATTATAATTATAATCAAGAACCTTATGCGAATTATATCGTATTTCGTGACAAGTCGTCTGGTCAATTTAAAGCGACTTTGACGACAGGCTGGAGCGATACAATTATGCCTTATCAAATCTTGCAAGGTATTGCAGAAATGGCAGGATTAATATACAAGCAATCTGCTAATGGTGGTAATTGGTTCGGGCTTGGTTCGATCTCGAGCGGTGGTGCTGGTCAAACGGTTTCGAATAGCTTGAAAGAAAAGATTGACTGGCAAAAGTATTTCGCAAAGTATGTAATTCCTACGGTGTAAAATGCTTAACGTTAGCGAACTGCAAAACATCTTAAAGCCAATTATCAATGATCAGTT